GTTGTGAGACTGTACCTGAAGGTTTAACGCAGGTGATAGCAGTAGAAACAGGGATGCCAAGCCGCTTAGCCCACTCAGCATTAGTATCAACAGCGACATTACGTAGCCTTTCTAGTGTAGCTTCTAGCCCTGCATTAGCATGAGTCAGTAGCTTGTTGTCCATAATACCTGTTAAGCTGACACCCAACAGACGCTCTTCTTCTGTATTCTTCTGCCATATCTTACGTAGGTAGGGAAAGTGTGTTAGTGTAGATTGAATAGTGCCAATGATTGTAGCTACACGTACCTTACGCTCAAGGTCATCAATAGTATCAGTAGCACGTACTACACACTCCGATAAGTTACAAAATTGGTAGGGACGTAAAATTATCTCCGAACACGGGTTGGTTCCAAATTCAAAGTCAGTATCTCGTCTACCGTTTTTAGCAGCCTGTTTACGAGAAGCAACACGAGAAAATACGCCACGCTCACCAGACTTAGACTCAACCAGAGATAGCCATTCCCGCATGAAAGTCTCCATGTCAGGACGTTCAGTATAAGCCACAGAGTTATTAGCCAAAGCACGTTGACCATTGTATTCCCACCAGTTACCAGATTTTGCATTACGCATCCTATCATCAGAGAGATTAGACAGAGAGATCATAGCTGAGCGGCGTACACCACCGACTACTACTACTTGACCTATATAGCACATGATGTCATGACACTCTAGGCTTGATAGCTTACGACCTTGTGCTTCTTTAAACTTAGCCACCACATAGTTAAATAGATCAACCAATGGCGCTGGGCCTGATGCACGACCACCAAATGTTTTTAGCTTAGCTCCTGCAGGGCGTACCTTAGATGCATCCCATGTTGGTATCTCCCCTGCATATAACATAGCGATTAGCTTACGTAGTGCCTTAGCCCAGCCTTCTTTGCTGTCATGTACTACAATAACGTCTTCACTAGTGTATAGCTCAGGTACTTCAGGCAGCTTGCTGATGTACTGACGTTCAACTGAGAAGCCTACACCTGTACCACATAGCAAGATGAACATAGCTTCATCAAATGACTTGACATCATCCACTGGCATGTATGCACAGTTATATCCTGCAGTGTTATCACGTGCCAGTGCAGGACCAGCGGTCATTACACTACGCATGGAAGGCATAACCTCTAGGTTAAGCATAGCAAATAGGATATCATCCTCTGTACGAACATCAACTTTGCCCTTCACTACGTTAGCAATAAATCGTTCAACTGTTTCACGCCAATTCTCACGGCGGTTCTCTGACTCAATCCATCGTGCATACCGTGAAGTAGCAATGAAGGATTGGTAATCTGTGGGTAAGTAGTTATTCATGATTACTCCTCTGTAACGATACGAATATTTTTAATTGTGATGCCATCTATGTCGTAGATGTATTCCTGTAAGGCTTCCTTTATTTCATCTTCAACCCCACCGTCTACAGGTACGTGGTATTCTTCTTCATCTAAGTCTAATACGAGCATTACTTTAACTAACATCTTTGTTTGTTTCCTCAATCAATGCATCAAGATACCAACGTGCTTTCTTTAAATCTTCAGCACCGTTCTTGTATCTATAACGCCATAGGTACTTCATGATGTTACCTTGTAGGTAGTACTCGTACCCATCGCCAGTTGCAGCACGAATAGCATCAATGCATTCAATGCCAGCTTGATTATAGTGAGGTGGGTTATTAACTGCATCCATGTGTGCTACTCCTTAATGTTTCTTTCTAAAGTCTACATGAACAACATTTTCTCCATATGTAAGCTGTTCAGATTCTTCTTCTTCTTCTCCGTTTGTGGCATCCCTTTTGTCCATAAGTTCGTCTGTGTATTCTGATAGTTCATCACGAAAGTTATCGTCCTCTTCCATTAAAGCTACTGATGAACTTACCATAGTGGCAAGGTACAGTAAAGAAGAAAAGTCATCCTTCGATAAGTTATTATTATGGGATGTCACGATACCAATCTCAACCTCTCCGTCCCACTGGTTAGCACTGTCTAGTCTAGGTGTAATCTTGATTAGGAAATCGTTATCTCCGAAGTCTTTTAATGTTTTAATAATTTCATCCATGCTATCTCCTATTCAATTTGTCCTGCGGGAAGGCAATCAAAGCTGGGTAATCGTGCTTACCTTTTTCTTTTAGCCAATCAAGAGGTACGATCCTGTCATGGTGTCTGAAGCCTTGCTTGTCACTCCATGCAGCATATGTAGTCTTTGATTTCTTTGATAGCTTACGTTTACTGTCATAAAATACAAAGCGTATGTCTAATGTAGGGTGTTGTTTTTGTATTTCAAGATGTTTACGTCTGTCTGTAGCAGTAAACAATCCTTTTGTTTCAATGATGATGCCATTAGACAATACAAAGTCTGGGGTATAGGTGCGGTAGGTCAAGTCTTCCCATTCAATCTTGATTTTCTCATACAAGTATGGTGCCCTGTGTT